ATAGCGAATCACCCACGATGTAATGTACAAACAGTACCTTTGCATTTGCTACCTTGCTGTTTGCAACGCTTGTTTCAATTTTAAACGATAATTTTTTTGAAAGTTCTTCTTAATTATTCTGCGACCTAAGCTGAAGAAGTCAAACTTAGGATTGTCATACTTTGTAGTTTTCTGTTGCATAGCAACTAACAATCTAGGTTTGTCTTTACTCACATCGTAAACACCACGAACATTATTAATATTTAATACTTTATTTTTCTTATTAGCTATCAATGCTCTTAGCTTTGCTTTTGTTAAATTACCTTGTTTTGATAAAGACACACGATCTCTAAATGGTATTGGTATAAAAAAACCTTCCCGCCTAACGCCACCAAATACTTGCTTTTCTAGGTATTTTGATTGTTCTTTATTTATATATACATTGCCTTCTAAAAACTTTTTATTAGCTTTTTTAACTAAGACACCACGTTTAGTAAATGGTGCTGCGCCATTTCTAAAAATTGTGTCCATGTCTTTTTGTATTTGTTTTCTTGTTTGGAAGGCTGTCTGGTTTATAGCGTTAGCAGCAGCAAAAGGTATTTGTTTTTTTTGCGTTGCGTTAAGTTTTTTACTTAACTTTTCTATATCGGCTTTTATATTGATCTTCATAATAGATGATGGATGGAGTAAGTAAGCTGTATTGTCAGCAATCATATCTAGGAGAAAACACGAGTGAGTATTACTCCATCCACGAATGATGTGTTTATTATACTCAAATTAGTTCTTGTAATGTAGCCTGAAAACATAAATCTTCATCTAGGTTATCTAATGTTGTATCGCTTAAAGTGATCATAGATTTTGGATATTTAGCATCTAAAAAATATATTTTGTTTTTTGGTAAACAAACCAAAGCAAAGATATCTATTGATTGTCTGTAATACCTATCGTAAGTATTACCGCTTCTTCTAAGATCGAATCGCCAACCATTCCTAACTACTTCTTTCTTGCTTTTAGTTTTGACCTGACAACCATAATATCTATCGTTAAGTTTGAACACGATATCTTCCTCTGCACCATGCGGAACAACATTAACAGTAGGTGTGTATTTAGATAGAAAAGCAGCAACTAAATATTCACCTTGCCTACCAATTGATTCAGTCTTTCTGTTCACAATATTTGTCAGCTAATAACTTTGCAATGTAAGTATAACCTTCAATATCGTTTAATGTATCTAAATAATTAGGATTGTTTACCAATCTCAAATTCTTGAAAGCTATCATCAAAGCTGCACATTCTGTAGGCGATACTGGTATTCCTAGCATTGCAGTCCAAACACCAGACAACTGACTAAAGAAATATTCTGGATTGCCATAATCCTTTCCGCGTTCTTCTATTAGCTTTTCAACTTTCATCTAAATCCCTGATTTTAGTTATTGATACTCTGCCTGATTGTTTATCAAGCATATTTCTGAATTCAAATATATCTTCTGGAATACAATCTAATAATTCTTCTGCTGCATAAATTGGCATATTCCTACCGATATCTTTTTTGACTTTTTGGATTTGTTCTTTGTTTCTGCAAACTAAAACATCTTTGCCTGTTGGTCTGTGTTTCACAATCCATGTATCGACTGGCAATGCAATGACACCTTCTCTGTTTAATTGTTTCTTCAATGCTTCATTAGCACGAATCATCATGTCACACATTTCTATCTGTTTTTCTGGTGTATCGTAAGAAAGAGAAATATTGAACTTCTGTTTCGCTAATCTATACTTTTTTTGAAAATTAGCAGATACCAAACTATAAGGATCGGCTACTCCATAAGTAGCGACTAAATCAGATTCAAGAGTCCGAAGTTCCTTTAATTTTTCAAATAATGCTTCATTATCCATAATTATTCAAAATCCAAAT